GACGGAGGGACAAAACCATGTTTTCCATTTCCGGCAGCTTGCGTGCCCGTGACACAAAATCCGCCATGAGATTACAGGCTGCCATCGCAGCCCCCGTGTGATTGTGAAGCGCTTTGGCTTCTGCCCCCTTCGACATGTAATCCACGTTGATCACGTAGCCAAAGCGGTTCATCAAGGCTTGGTTTATCGGGTTGGTGCCGTGATACTGCCCCGTGCTATCGCCCGTGCCGTTGGTGTTATCGGCAGCGAAAAACACTACGCCGGGGGCACACGTCACCACCTCGCCCGTGGGCAAGGTATAAGAACGATGATCGTCAGCCACTAGCTGGATGATCGCTTGCACGCCCGTAGGGGCTATCGAAATTTCGTCGCAGACGATGAAAGTACCGGGTCGTTTCATAGCCTGAATTAACGCCCCGTCCTGCCACTGTGTGGAACCGTCCGCCATGACGGCGGGACCGCCTATCAGGTCCGCAACCTCTGTCTGTCTGGTAAAGCCAAGCCTGACACATGGTCTGCCCGTGACAGCGCAATACTGGACGGGGGCTGTAGACTTGCCTGAACCGGACGGACCTGTCAGGAAAACGTTTATGCCCATATCGGCAGCCGTGGATAGTTCGAACACCAATTCGGGATCAACAACGTAGAACGGATCAGGCTTTGGGGCTGCCCCGTGGCTTTCCCAAGTCATGACAGGCGTCTTGGCGTACTGCCCCCGAATATTGAACAAAGCCCCTAGCGTGGACTGCCTGTCAGGCGTGGCATACGGCGTTGCCCCCGTGGGCAGGGGCGAAAGATTGGTGACAGTGAACCGTTCAACGATCTTTTCGACGGGGGGCTTGTTAGCGGCGTCAACAAGGGGCTTCAAAGCCTTTTCCAGTTCGCCCCGCACCAAGGGGCTAAGAAAAGGTTCCACGGGCTTCAGAACCGCGTTTAGATCGATCTGCGTCGAAAGGCTGGCTTCTATGATCCTGTCGTGAGCCGTATTGTCAGCCACGGGCACGGCAACGAAAGTTTCCGCGTTGTAATCCTTATCCATGTCATCTGTGTAAGCGTCTTGCGCTGCCGTCATGCTGCTTGTGGCGTTGGGCTGGTTAATGATCGCAAGCACGGCGTCTGTCAGGTCCACGGTTCCGATTGCTTTTGCTTCCAGAACGAAAGCGATAAGATCGCCGTTCTTCACGTTGTGGCTCATGACGCCGTTAGCTTGGCACCAAGACTGAAAGCCAGCCTGCCCCCGTATGAAGGCACGCAACGCGCCACGGGCGTGCGTGGGCACGGGCGTTGTGGTTTGAAGGACTGTAATCATGATTTTGGTTCTCCGGTTTGAAAACTGACAGCCATCGTCAGATAGCGTGACACGCTATGAGGGGGCGCGCGCCCCCTTTCGGCCTTGTCGTCAGGCAAGCAGGGTCGTCATGGCCGCATCGAAAGCCGCGTTAGCTTTTGCCTTGGTGATTTCACGCGGCAGCCATTCGGGCTTGGAAAAGAAAACCTTGTTGCCGCAAATCCGGCGCGTCGTGGCGGACAGGGGGGCGAGAAAAGCGCGATGGCCGGGAAAGTCGAAACACGGCAGCCCGTCTATCGATACGCGGAACACATAATCGGGCACGCCCTTGTTCCACGTCAGATGCCAGATGGTCGTGATCTTTTCGAGTGTGACAACGTGTTTGCCCAAGGGAAAATCAATCGCCGCAAGGGCAGGACAATCGTTAATCTGGCTGGTGGCTTTGTTCAGGTCAAAAGCGATTTGCATGGGAATTTCTCCGGTTTGGTTTGGTTAGCCCCTAGAGCACGTTTTGCACTAGGCAGCCCGTATATGCGCGCAAGGCTGGACCAAGTCAAGCCCCCCGTTTCCGACAGCCCCACGGAAGGCTGCCCGGAAGGCTGCCCGGAAGGCTGCCCGGATTTTTTTCCGCCCTGGCCTGGCCTGGCCTGGCGTTAGGAAAATATTCCTATCGGGCTAGCCCCTCTCGCGCGTACGCGGGGGCGTGCGTGCGCCGCGTATGCGCGGGGGCGCGAGCGAGCGCGAGCGAGCGAGCGCTCGCGGGCGGCGGGCGAGGCGAAAATCCAGTCCCCCGACAACCATACATTCTTACCGGCCTTGGCTCGAAATCCAGTCCCCCGACAACCATACATTCTTACCGGCCCCGGCAGTGTAGGCAGTGGTGGCAGTGGTTTTCTATTGCACACACCTTTTCCCCTCTTTTCCCCTCCCCCTATCTAAAACCAATTTACCCACCACAATAAGAAACCACTTCCACCACTGCCTACACTTCCTCACGGCCCCCCACCGGCCTTGAATATGGCGTCCATAGCCGCCTGTCTCGCAGCCTCTAGCGCAGCTACTGCTTTAATCCTCTCGGAATGGAGCAGCTTTCGCGCTACATACACCATCTGCTTTACCCCACCGATAACCCACAGCCCGCTCTTGGCCGAAGGATTGGGAAAAGCTTCGTAGCCCTCCTTTTCGAGCCATCGCGGGATGTGCCGCCGATACTTGTGTTCAGCCAGCATCCCTCCCAGTTCTCCCGAAGAGGCTGCCGCGAGCCAGTCCAACGTGAACGCATCCGGCCTCGCCATAGCGTCCAAAGCTGTCTCCATGTGATCCTCTGAAGCGGGCCTGTTGGCCGATACGATGGCCTTGAAGGCTGCCGTTCGGAACGGCGGGGCTGCCGGGTCGAACTTCGAAATATCACGCTCCCGCAGCCAGGCAGCGACATGGCCGCACCCCTTCCCATTCATCCAGCCCCACAGCCCTCGAAAGTAGCTTTGAGGCTGGCACGAAGCATCCCCCGTCCCCGCCGCGTCCGACCACGCCACGTAATGCCGCCGGTCATCGTCGGGCAGATACAGTCCGTCACACTTCGAATTCGTGGTCATCACGACGTGAACCACGTTCGGCACCGCGTATGCTGGCTTGAACTTCTCGTTCACCTGAAGCGTCAAGGGCGGCGAAGCCAGAAGCGTCTTCGTCTGTTCGTAAAAAGACCACTGGTTCACGTCCCCCAAGTCTCGAATTTCATCGATGACCAGCACCACCGACTTGATGAAGCCGTTGAAGCTCTCCCGTATCCGCGAGGGCGATATGTTCGTCGTATTCCAGTACCCCACAGCCTTAAGCACGGGATGCAGAAGCGTGTCCTTGCCGATCCCCGGCGCTCCCCCCAGCAAAAGCCCGTGGTTCACCTTCTCCCAAGGCTTCTGGACGGCGTGGGCGAAGAAGTCGAACATGTGATCCGCGTCCCCCGGATACAGAGCCCTCACATGGTCCAGCCACGGCTTGGCCTTGGCAGCCTCGCCAGCCTCGACCGCAGGCCCCCGATATGAATTGTACACCGCCGAAGTCGGGTCATGTTCCAGCCCCGCCGAAGTCACGATGCTCTTCGCTACCACTCGCCCCTTCCCCGGCAGCCACGACATCTGCGTCACCGGAGAATTGTTATCCAGCCACGTCGCGGCTGGCATCGTTCGGGGCGAGCCGTCAGCCTTGATGCCGACCACCACGGGCGGGATCACCGAATTGATGGTTTCCTTGGGCCACATGTCCCCTGTCGGGAGGTACACGTATTTCTTCAGGGGCAGGAAGGCCACGAAATGCTGCGTCCCCAGCACGACCCCCGCTGGAAGGGCTGCCGCCGCAGCCTCGGCCAGATCGGCACCGTCATCGAACGCGCCGCGCGGTTCCCACGTCAGCCGCCAAACCTCGAAAGCCTTCTTATCCGCCTTCTCGGCCTCTTCCCGCAGCAGCCCGCCACCAGACATCGGCGCATCAAGCGTGTTCCACACCCGCTCGGTTTCGTGTGTGTCGATGCCGCCTTCCCACCGATTGGAGAAGCTGTCGAAGATTTCCAGATCGCCGCCAGCCCCCAAAATCCCGTATGCGATCCGCACCCACTCCCGGCGGGCTAGCCCCAACGGATTGGGGATCAAATCCACAAGTTCCTGGAGCGCCTGGTCGCCCAGGTTCCATTCGAACCGCTTCTTGGGCGGGGCCACGCGGACAGCCCCGGCGGGCGCTGCCGTCCATATCTGCTCGACCGTGTGCAATTTCCCGGTCCACGCTTCCAGCCGCACCTTCCAGCCCTTGTATTTGGCCTTGGTGTGCGTCCCCTGCGGAAGCCGGTAGATCGCTCCGGCACCAATATTGTGCGCCGCACCCCATTCGGGGCTGGCTTTCATCGCCTGTCGCAGAGCCTTGAACTCTTCCGGGTCCATGCCGCCGTCTATGAAGTACCCGTACTGGAAACTCCCCGGCGAACTCTCCACGACATAGGACGGGTCCAGTGGGAAGAAGTCATCGAAGGCGTCCCGGTTGATCTCCTTGCCCACGTCATCGATGACGAGGACATAGACCCGCCTGACCTTCGTGCGGCTGCCAAGGACTGTCCCCACGCAGAAGTAAAGATCGTCCGCGTCGTTGATGGCGAAGGAGCCTACCGGCCCCTCCTTTCCCACCATGAGCTTGTCCTTGGAATTGTAGTGGCCCGGAATAAGCCAGCCCTCCCCATTAGGGAATGCCGTATCCAGCAGCCGCTTGCTCTCTGAAGTGAGGGTCATTTCTTTGCCCTCGCCGCTTTGAGTTCGGCCTTGTGGTCGTTTTCCAGATTACCGCCAGCCCGTACAGCTTCCAGAACTAGGGCATCCATCACTTGAAGCCATGTCCAGCCTTTTTCCTTTTCAAGAACCTCAGCCGCAGCTTTCAGTATAACTGTGATGCAGCCGGTACGGTGGTTGGGCGGATTATTCTCATACGCATTCCGCGCGAGCCACCGGACGCCTTCAAGCGCAGCCGCACGCTTTCGCTCCCACTCCTCCAGTTCCCAATGCTGATTTGCTGGGGCAAAGCGGTCTTCATCGTCAATTAGGATTGTCATTTGATACTCCTGCGTGTTAGACAGGAGAAGACACCATTGTCTGCTCCTGTAGATGTTGGTTTCACTCCTTGTTTGGTGGACTTCATTAAAGGGCTGTTGCGGTTCCCCTCCCCCGCGACAGCCCTCATTTTTTACCCGGCTAACCAGATTGGCAAGCCATACCCCTAGTTCATTTCCCGAAGCGGAACGCTACATGTAGCTTGGACGCTATCGGCAGCCCCACGGCCCACGACGGCACCACGTTCACCTTCCTCTGGATGAACTCGCCTTCCTGCTGGCTGCGAACTTCGTAGACCACTTCGTCGTGGATGGTCATCACCGGGACCAGCCCCATGAAGCTCTCCACCCGCACCAGAGCCTCGGCGATAATATCCCGCGCCACCGACTGCGTGATGTTCTCCACAAGTTTTCCACCGTAGGTTTTCTGCGACGACCACTTCTTCGTGTACTGGTCAACGCCCGAAAACCGGATGTCCCCATCCACGAACCTCGGCGCGTGGTATACAAGCACAGCCCTGTTCGGCTTCTGGATGAGAAGCTTCCCGTCCCGCACCCGCAGCCTCACGTTCCGCACGCTCTGGATGGAACCGGGCCGATCAATCGCCCATCTCGCTGCCGCGTCGATGTCGTACCAGTACTGGACGATCCGCGGATTTCCAGCCCTCCAGTCCGCGACCGTCCTGACGGCTTCCGGCAGGCTCACGATCACCCCGTAGTCCGCCGCCGTGTCCCGAAACCGTTCGGCTCCCATCTGGAACCCACACGCCAGCGTCACCACCTTGCCCAACTGCCGGTCGGAAGACCCCAGCTTGCGGGCCGCGTAGTCGTAGACATCCTCCTTCCCGTCGCGGAACACCCGAAGAATGTCCTCCTGCCCAGCGAGCCAAGCGACCACACGGGCTTCGATCTGCGAAAGATCGATCATCGCCAGCAGTTTCCCCGGCGCTGCCGTCAGGCAGCCCCGCAGGCACTCGGAAAGGGCATCCAGGGGCTTCTCATAGAACATCTCCAGCCCGTCCCCTCCCCGGACCACGGTTTCGAGCAAAGCGTCCGGGTCCAGCCCCGACTTGTTCCGGGGAAGGTTCTGGACCTGTATCCCTCTCCCGGCCCACCGGCCCGTGCGGCCAGCCCCGTAATACTGAAGCAGCCCCCGCGCCCGACCGTCCTGCCCCCGTACCCGAAGCATCGCGTCCAGCTTCCCAAGCGAACTCTTGGACGCCATCTGCCGAAGCTCAAGCACGCGCTTGGCCGTATTGTGCAGCCCCTTGAACCGCGTCAGGGTATCAAGCGCCTTCTCGACTTCTTCCTTGGACACGTTCGGCAGCGGACAATGGTTTGCCGCCAGCCAAGCCATCAGCTTGGCGACTTCGCTTTCGACCTTCACGACAGCCCCGCCGGTCAGCATCGATACCTCGGCGTGGATAGCCGCTTTGATCTTGGCCTGCGCCTTCGCGATGATCCGCACGGCTGTCTCGTCCACCGCGACCCCCGCCCTGTTCGACCAAGCGTCGATCCACGACACCTTCTTCTCGAACTCGGTGAGCATCGGAATGTGCTTTCCGACCGCCCGTTCGGCTTCCACGTCGCGAACACAGTAGGCTTCAAGGGCTGCCAGCCTTGCCGGATCGGTCTTGTGATACCAAGTCCCGTCTTTCTTGGGCTTGCCCATCCGCATCATCAGCGAATGCGCCGAAGCGTCCTTGATTATCCCCAGCCCCAAGGCTGGCCCCGCATCGACCAGCGCAGCCGGAAGCCCGTAGGCCAGGGCGCGTTGCATCGTGCAGACCGTCAGGGTTGGATCGATAGCCAGCCCGTAGTAATTCTCAAGGATCACCCGCTCGAAAGTCGCGTTCCATGCGTGGACGACCCCGCCCTCGCATATGTGCGCGGCGATCTCCGTGGGAAGCGCCCGCGACTGCGGCCAGACAATCGACCTGACCGGATCGTCATCGAACGCCCACGCCATGACCGTCACTTCGAAGTCGGGGCAGTTCACGTACTCATACACGCCCACCTTCCGCAGATCGGCCACGGCTGTTGTCTCCAGATCAAGGTGTAAAGTCTTCATTGCATTGTCTCCCTTCCCGTCATGTGAATGAACTGCTCGTCCTCGGGAATGACCCCGTGCTTGATGCGCCCGTCCTTTTCCGCTTCTTCCGCCATGTCGGCGCACTGGAACATCAGGCAGATGGGACAGACCCCAAACTTCTGCGCGATGTGCCAAGCCCCGGTCAGGACTGATACGGCTGCCGTGAAGGCTGCCTCGTCGTGGGCGTCTTCATGCTCGGCCTTCTTCTTCTTCCGTCCCATGCTTTTCTCCTTCAGCCCCATTGTGCAGCCATCGCGGCTGCGATGCCTGAATACGTTCTCGACCGCTCGCGCCACCGATCCGGCCCCGGCGATGCGTAATGCACCCTGTCGGTCTGGCTTCGCGCCATCCCCACCATACTCGCGCTCACGTCGTCCGTGGGCACAAGCAGGGGCAAGCCCTTCAGCCACAGGCACGTAGCCTTCCGTTCGGGATGGCCGAACATCCAGGGTTGTACAACCTGATCCGGCTTCCTGATCCGCGACGAGATGATCGAGACCGGGTTCTCCAGCGCAATCTTTGGAATTGGTGCGCTCAACAGCGCCCGCACAAAATCCAAGGCTTCCGCCTGTTCGACCTGTTTGCCCTTGAACCACCTAGCCCCGCTCACTGCGAGGTGCGTGCATGGCGGATGGAAGATCGCCAAGTCCCAGCCCCCGTCGAGGAAATCCAGCACGTCCCATTCCATGTGGTACGGCGAGTTATCCTCGGCGGGGAGAAAGTCCATCGACCACGCATCATGCCCCAGAGCGCGGAAAGCGGCCCGCACCCTGCCGGAATATTCGCAGCCGACCAGCACTCTCATTATTTGAATGTCTTCTTTCTGGCCCGTACCCGCCGCTTCATTTTGAGAAAGCGGTTGTGTTCAAGCCGCCGAAGCGCCGCTCTTTTATTGGCGTCCGCCAAGGCTGCGTGGATGGACCCAAATCTGCGCCGGGAGTGTATCCCGTCCTTGACCAGAAATACCCCGTTCCTGCCTTCCACGGTAACGCCGTTCTTGCTGAACAGCACCCCATCGGAGATTTGCGCGTTGGCCCACGGGGAAACGTAGGCCGACGTTTCAGACATGCTCATTTAGGTAGTCCTCCGTTCGTTGACCCCCAAACACATAGCGCAAATCGTGCTTGCATTCAACCACAAACTTCTCTATGTATGGGAGACCATCAACGAGGAACCACCGAAATGTCATCCGATCTCCCGAATATTCACCCCGTGGACGAGCTTGCGGGCGTGAGAGAAGAAATCAAGCAGCTTCAGGCCCGCGAGGATCAGCTTCGCGCCGCCCTTCTCCTGCCCGACGCCGACCTGAACGGCAAACAGTACCAAGCCATGATCCAGCCGTCCACGCGCGAAACCGTGGACAAGAACGCACTGATCGCGGAGTTGGGCAAGGCTGCCGTGCAGCCTTTCCTCAAGACGACGCTCGTCCGTTCGCTGAAGCTGGTTCCCCAAAGGGAGAGCCAGTAACATGCGCCGATCCTACGCACTCCCCAAGTGGAGATTTTACGATCTCCTCATCAACCTTGGGACAACCGCCCAGATCATCCAGATGCTGGAAGACCGGGGCTACACCCCGCCACCACGGACTTCAATCCAGGGTTGGAGGAACCGTAACCTCCTGCCAGCCCCGTGGGTTCCCGTTTTCATCCAGCTTGCGTTTGACAAGGGTCTGATCCGCAAGATAGAAGATTTAAAGGTGATCGATGTCTCTCGCTAGTATTCTCACAGCCCTGCAAGTAGTTCTGGCCTTCATGCTGGCTACCCTTGTCGCGGGCTATCTGATCGCGCTGGGCGTGTCCCACGCCTACGCCGAAACGTGTCACACGTCCTGCAACGTGTTCGGCAAGTTCACGCAATGCACGACCGTGTGTGACGACGAATGAGTACGCACCTCCTCGCCATCGATCCCGGCTCCTCGACCGGGGCCATAGCCCTGTTCACGGATCAGGCAGCCCCCATCGTGGGCGACCTTGCCGTGGTGGACAATCAGGTTGACGCGGCCTATCTGGCTCGCCTGATCCGCGACACCAAGCCGAAGGCTGTCGTCGTGGAGCGTGTCCATTCCATGCCCAAGCAGGGCGTGGCCTCGTCCTTTCGTTTTGGGGTAGCCTACGGCATCATCCAAGGCGTCGTGATGGGGGCTGGCGTGCCGCTCCATCTGGTCACGCCCAACGAGTGGAAGCGTGGCATGAGGCTTATCGGCACCGACAAGGACGCGGCTCGCGCCCTCGCCATACGCCTTTTCCCCGAAGTGACGGGCTTGCATCTGAAGAAGCATGTTGGGAGGGCCGACGCGCTTCTTCTCGGGCATTATTTCATGCTCGAAAACAAACCGCACCGGGTTGCCAAGACAGCCCTGTGGCCCGCAGGGCAGGGAGACGACTACGATTAAGAGAGGCGACCGTGTCCGCTACATCGGAAGGACCGCATACATGCGCGGCCTGAAGGGCGTCGTGGACCGGACCCTGATACTGAACCGGATCACGCACCGCAAGACCGTGGCGTGGTTCTCCGACAAGGACATCGCGGAAGGCAACCCGACACCTTGGTTGTGCCCGCTTAACGAACTTCAACTGGAGGATGACACATGACTTTCGGCGGTGATACGTTTGACGAACCCTTGGATGGCGACAGGCTACGCAAGCAGCTAATCGCGGTATGGGCATACATGTTCGATGGGAAGTGGCACACGCTGAAGCAGATTTCCAAGGCGATAAACGCGCCGGAAGCTTCCGTATCGGCGCGGCTGCGGGACTTCCGCAAGCCTAAATTCGGGGGCTACATCGTGGAGCGGGAGCGCATCCCCAACGGCAACGGCCTTCACAGATACCGCATACCGGGAGGGCAGCATGTCTGACACCGACATCACGGCGCTGATCGAGCGGCTGCGCGACCGTCTGACGTTTATGAATTGGGCGGATGCAATCGCTCTGATGGATACAGCCGCAGCCGCGCTGGAAGAGTGCCAAGCCGAGATCGGGCGGCTGACGCGAAAGTTCGAGGACCGGCGCAATTATCGCGCAGAGGAAGCCGACTTCTGGAAGGCTCGTGCCGAGAAGGCCGACCCTGTCGATGACGGCATTGGCCGCTTCACGATCAGTGTCGAAAAACTGCTTTGCGAGAAGCTGGGGAAGCCGTGGCGCGCATCTGGCATCAGCATCGCTACGCTGGTCGATGAACTCGCTGCCCGCGCCGAGTGGGCCGAGGCCAGGCTGCGCACTTTGGGAGACAAGCCATGACCGCCACCGACATCAAGGCACTGGTCCAGCGGCTGCGTCATCGATGGTCTGCTTTGACTTGGGAAGCCGCCGACGCGCTGGAAGCACTGCAAACTGAGATGAAGGCTGACCGCATCATTTGCCATAACGAATATGCTGAACGCTTTGCGGAGGCGAAAGCCCGCACCGAGAAGGCCGAGGCCGAGGTCGAGCGGCTGCGCGATGCGCTGATGGAGATTGACCAATGGGGCAAAGCTTATCCCCGGAAGGTGTTCCCAGAGCCGGATTTAGCCAAAGCCCGCGTCCTTCTGGAGAGGGGCGGTATGACGCTGGACGCCATTAGCGCGAGCAGTATGCGGCATGTCGTTAAAGGCGTGGCGAAGATCACTCGCACCGCTCTTGCAGGAGACAAGCCATGACTGACGAACTTTATCCCTATCAGGCTGACGTTCTCGGCCCCATCGCCAACGGCGATCCGACTTACCTTGGGTTCGATCCCGGCCTTGGGAAGAGCCGCACGGCCCTTGAGGCTGCCAAGGCTCGCGGCGTGGAGCGGCTTCTCATTATAGGGCCAGCCTCGTCCCGCTACGTGTGGGAGCGCGAGTGCGCCATGTGGTGGCCCAAAAGACGTTTCAGGCTGATCAACGGTCCCGGTGATCTTTCCACGCTGAAGGGCACGGGCCTGTTCTTCATCACGTATGGGCTTCTTAGCCAGAAGGACAGCGTCTATGCTGCCGTCCTCTCGGCTGGCAAGAACTGGGACATGACCGTCTTGGACGAGGCCGCGTATCTGAAGAATTCGGGGGCAAATCGTACCAAGGCCATTCTTGGGAAGATGCTTCCGAAGCTGGGGTTCCTGCTACCCCTGTCTGGAACCCCAGCACCCAATCACGCGGGCGAACTTTATACCATTCTTAGGGCGGTTTATCCCCAAGCCCTTATACATTCGGGCGGGAAGACCATGACGGAGTGGGAGTTTCAGGACGCCTTCTGTCAGGTCACGAACCGGAAGTTTGGCAACGGTCCTGTCGTGCGGGTCATCGAAGGCTCCAAGAACCTTCCAGCCCTCCGCAAGCGGCTGGACGGCTTCATGCGCCGCGTGAAGAAGGAGGATGTCCTGAAAGACCTTCCGCCGGTCAGGTGGGACGTGGTCCCCATCCAGCCCTCCACGAGCGTGCAGATACCGGCGCTTCCGCAGGGGCTGTCGGACGACGAGTTTCTCAAGTACCTGTCGGGGGCTACCGGCGACGAGCATGTCATGAGGATCAGAAGGCTTCTCGGCCTCGCCAAGTCGGCTGGAAGCATCGAGTACATCGATGATTTCCTGAACAACCTGTCCGAAAGCCGGAAGGTTCTGGTCTTCGCGCACCACCGGGAGGTCATCCAGCATCTTGAGGCTGGCCTCGGCAACCATAGCCCCGCCGTCGTGACGGGCTCGTCCACGCCGACCGACCGGCGTATCGCCATCGACAGATTTCTCGGCAACGACAAATGCCGGGTATTCATCGGCAATATCCAAGCCGCTGGAACGGCCCTGACGCTTGTCGGGCCGAAGTGCAGATGCTCCGACGTGTTCTTTGTCGAAGCCAGTTATGCCGTGGGCGACAACGTCCAAGCGGCAGCCCGCGTCCACCGGATCGGCCAGAGGGATGCCGTCGTAGCGAGAATGCTCACCGCGCACGGCACCATCGATGATCGTATTCAGGACATACTCGCCAGAAAAGCGGGGGACTTTAATCAGTTGTTCAACTAGGAGGAACCATGCACGGAACGATACAGGATCAGCGCCGCAAGCTGACGGAGGAGACGGTGAAGGCCATACGCAGGGATTTCAGTATTGGCTTTACCCGCAAACAGGTGGCGAAGAAGCACGGGACATCGCTGTCCAACCTCGACGCCATCATCGCAAGAAAAACGTGGAAAACAATCTGAAGGAACACCGACATGATCGAACTCAAATTCACTGCCGCCACTTGGGCGGAACTGGAAGAGAAGCTATTGGAAGCGGCGGGGCGGATTGCCAAGCCCCCGGCACCGGACGCGGACTACAACGCGATGATAACCACGCTTAACGAAAACGAGGCGAGACTAGCGGAAGTACGTAAAAAGCCGGGTAGGAAAAAGGCACAGGAGTTAAGTCCGACCCAGGCGGTCCAGGAGAACCAGGTTGAGGAAGCCAGCCCTGGGGCTAGCCCTGAAGAGCCTACCCAGGAAACCCCAGGCCCCCAGGAGAGCCTGGCAAACGGAGCCGGGGCTAGCCCTGAACCGGCAATCGAGCAGGAAGTAGCCGAACAGCGCGACACAACGGACCTTCCGACAAAGGAACTTCTCGAATTGAAGGAGAAGGTGATCGACGCCTTGCAATCGGAGTACAGGGCTGGCAAGGTCCAGAAGGTCAGGGACTTTCTTGTGCGGTACGGGAAGGGCGTGAAGTCCTTCAGACAGATCTCCATCGATGACTTCCCCGGCATGGACAAGGCCATCAGGGAGGGCGCATTAGGATGAACACGGAACGGAACCTCCTGCTCGTAGTTGCGCTGGTCGCCATCGTGGTGCTTTTCGCGCTGATATTCTGGAGCCACGTATGAGCGCCCACGCTGTCGCCAGTCCCTCCAGTGCAGAGACGTGGATGAACTGTCCCGCCAGCATCACCAAGGCGGAAGGGCGCACGCGCCCTTCTTCC